TGTAAATTTCATAAGCGGTATATACTTTAAAAGTTTCCATACCCCCATTATCATTATCAATCATCTCAATCAGTTCATCAAAAGTTTTACCATAAAACTCAGCCCGTTTATTAAGAATAGTCATTGCACCTTTAATTTTCATTACATAAGTTCCTCAGTAAAAGGGTTAACATATAAACCAACTTGATTATTATCAAGATAGTTATCTTGAATTTCAGATATCATAGCGTGATGACTAGAACCATTATCCCACTGAATCCTAACTGCAGTTCCAGCCATCCCGCGGCTAGTCTCAATACTAGCAATAAAACCATGACTTTCGGAAACCATAGCTCCCCAAACTCCGATAACTTGTGTTCCTCTATGAATATCCATTACACTAACTCTAATGCTTTTTTGAAAAGAAAAGACGCACCATCGTCAGAGTCAAAACCTTCTTCAGATGCAAAGTCCATTGACGAACTACCCATTACTGTTTCAGCTATACCTTTTGTATTTAAGACATATGCAACAGACTCAGGACTATTACCCCAACCAACAAGACCACTATCTGAATACATTTGAATCCCACCATTATGGGCACTTATGAAATCTACTTGATTTTGCATTTTTAAAACTCTCTCTTTGTTTCTCTATCTTATACTTTACATTACCATTTAAATACTAAAGAGTCAAGTCTTTTATGCATAAAAAAACCCTTGTAAAACAAGGGTTTAATTATTATTTTGAATTTTTTACATCTTGTAATAGACGTTTTAGTGCTTTATCAGGCCACTTTGATGGACTGATTCGTTTCACTCTGGGTATCAATGGTTGTTCCTTTTTAGGATATGACACCACTGGTGTCCACTGAATAGGGTTTATGATCACCTATCAGCGCCAGATGCTAAACCTGATGATTGTGGATATACATCTGGCTTTGGAACTACAAAATCTTCATCCCAACCAAAAGCTTCTCTTACTACATTAGAAGATAAACCTTTATACATTTGATGTAGTTTTTTATCTTTAGCAGCAACAACAAGTTTTGCTTCGTTTTGGTGTAAACCTTCTAACAATTGAAAAAACATTGATTCTTTCTGATGTTGTTTGGTTTTTCTATCCGCACCCTTAATGAAGTGCCACAGTTTTTTTGCTTCCATAGCCAACACAGTATGTTCTGTTCCTTCTGGTGATTCATTGGGTGTATAAGGAACTTCACCATCTGGAATTACCCATTCGATTTTTGGATCAAATCCTGCCTTGAGTACCATGCGTAATGCATCAGTATTATTCTCTCTAAGGATTTTTACCTTTTGATCTTTAGTTTTTGCTTTGTGTACCTTATCAAGTACCTCAGAAAATAGTGGTGTATAAGTTTGTTCTGGCATTTTAAAATTCTCCAATTGTTTCAGTAAGATTTTTTAATCTTGATTGTATAAAATAATTTAGTAGTTTGCTTCTGTCACCAAATGGGGCTCCATGAAATTCTGTTAAGATTTCATCTTCAAGTTCATTTGGTATTTTACTCAAGTCAATGAGTTTCTCATTTCTTTGGTAATTTCTTTTGACTTCATCCTGTAAATCATCTATATCTATATCCAACCAAGTCTCAATCTTTTTCTTTCCTAAAGGTCTTTGTCTTAATCCATCCGTGAATGTATTATCTGGTGACAGAACATTAGGTACTCCATCACTAGTATCGCCTTTAAGTATATGTTCTTTTATATAGGTTTCTGGAACATGACCATCTACATACTTTTTAAGAATAGGACTATACTGTTTTACGTTAACATATTTTTGTAATTGAATAAAATCTTTATCACCAGATACGATAATAATTTTTTCATTCCTACTACGGTCTTTTTCTGTCTGAGAAAACTTACACAAAGTAGCAATGATATCATCAGCTTCTGCACCATATACTTCTAGAAATTTGTATGGAAGGTTATCTTTAATCTCTGCCTTAATCTTGTTTAAAATTTCAAAGATGGCATTCCAATCTTTACTGTCAGCATCTCTATTCTTTTTACGATTTGATTTGTATTGTGGAAAGAAGTCTCTTCTCCAATAATGTTTGGAATCGTAAGTAAGAATTACCTCACCATACTCTTCATTAAACATTGTTCTATACATACGAACTGAATTAAGTATCATATGTCTTACCATACTCTCATCAGGTTCTTTTGCTTTTGTCATGTTTAAATGCATCATTAGACTGGCTAATGAGATTTGGTTCATATCAATTATAATCATGCAGGTTCATCTTCCTCAGGCACTGTTTCAATTATTTTTTTAACTAACTCATGGTCAAACTTTGCATAAGTTGTTAATGGATTTTCTGTTTCCACTTTCATTATAGATGCTACAAGGTCTGTCATTGGGTGTTGATAACCCATTGTTCTAAACATTATAGATTTTATTATTTCATTTAAAAAACCTACTTCTGATATAAAGTTTGCGTTTTCATCTTTTATTTCTACACCATTTTCAGCAAGATTGTGTATAGTAGGAATCATTATGCTTTCAGCGACTTCATCAATAAAGCTCATGTCTTCTGTAAGTTGATCCGTTTCTTGTGGAGTAACAACTCTAGCCCGTGTCCATGGGCCTTTAACTACATTACTGTTGTTGCTGATGGACTTATCGTCTTCCACTTTACCCTCTTTTCCTCATACTCACCATAGTAATCAGTAATCCAATCACCATGCTTTAAGTAATGTTGCATGTGTCTAATGTAACCCATACAGTTATGATATTTTGAATGTGAACCTTTTACATCCCTACGCATCTCGTTTTTGTGTGCTGATGCCAAAGATTTCTGTGTTTTAATCCACACTTTTACTTTTTTAGCAGATAGCGGGTGATCATCTCCCCTTTCAAGTACTACTGAAGATATTGAATCGTTTTTTGCTGGAGCCTTTGCTGCTCTAGCTTTTGCAAGACGTTCTGTTGCTGCTTGTCGTTGTTCTTCAGTCATAGGTTTACGTTTCTTACGAACCTTTGGTGCAACCCAACTATTATTTTCGGTACTAGCTACAATCTTTTTTCCAGCCATTTCACTATCCTTCTTTATTTTCTTTTTCACTTTGCTTTTTCAACCATCTACGTCTACCTGCAGCTTTAGCAAGTCTACGCTTTTCACTCTTTGCTGTATAGTGAGTACGTTCCCGCATCTCATTAAATACACCTTCAGTTTGCATACGTTTCTTTAGTACGCGTAATGCACCATTAACATCATTGTTACGAACCTCTACGGTCATACCAGTTTTTTCTCTATCCTTTTTCACTAGGCTTAAGTCCTTCTAAAAATCCTATTAATATATCTATCAAATCAGATGTAATAATAAAATTAGCTATTGCTGTAATTATACCAGAATGGTATAATATAATTCCAAATGAAATCCATAATAAAATTTTAATCATCTAATTTAATTAGTTCCAATTCACCATTTTTATCTAATTTAGTTTTTATGTAACCACCATCCTTTAAAGTATCTAAAAGTTTGTCAGTAATAAATTCTACACTATTCTGAGCCTTACCCCAAAAATAAGTTGTAATACAAGCACACATACAAATACAAAATGCTATTGTTACATTAATCATTAATTAGTCTCCGATACTATTATATCTAACTCTACCATGATTCGATAGTAATGTCAAGGGCCTTTTTCTTTAATATTTAAATTATTTAGGAAAAATTCCATATATAATTCTTCATTTAGAATAGAATAGCTATTACAATAGCCAGAAGTTTTTATGTGCGTACATACTTTTTTTGGAGCATATTTTTCTATCATAGTTTCCCACCAACCAATAGGTTCTACTGTACAATGTGCATTATCTCCATTAGGAAGAATAGCATCCGCAGGAGCAGTTGCTATACCAAGAAATACAAACTTATTTGCCTTAGAAAATATCGTATCAAAAGTTTCTGGAATTTGTTCTTTAGGAATATGTTCTAATACGTCAAATGAAACAACACCATCAAAATTACCTTCTGGTAAAGTATTATATTTTGAAATTGCTGGATCATACAGTGACGGCATTATTCCACCCCAATGTTCATGGTGATTGTAGTCTAAATAACCTTCTGCTTTACCACACCCAAAGTCTAATATACTTTCAACTTTCCAATCTTGTACTAAATCTACTATGTGTTGTAAATAAAATTTTAATCCACCACCATTGCCATAATCATTGTGTTCTTTGTGATATTGTTTATACTGTTCAATCCACTCGTTCATGCAACCTCACAAAATATTCTGCATCAACCACTACCAATGGTTTTTGATTGTTTCGTTTAATAAAAACCACGGGCTCATAATTACCAGAGTTAGACTCTGCTTGTTCGTATGATTTCCATACATTTAGAGTTTCTTGGTTTTTACATTCAATAGAATATGGAAACTTTTCTCTAGCAGCACGGGCCATGATGAGGTCTTCTCCACCAGCACCCATACTCCTAGATTCAACATCCTCTGGATGTACTTCAAGTTTTTCAATTAGTTGATCACGAACCCATTGCTGGAATCGTCTACCTTTTGCTTTAGCTGATGATGTTTTCATTCTTTTCTATACTTTCACATTTGCAGTCTTCACAACCACACCAATCAACATGATTACATTCTCCATTACAATGACAATCGTGTCCACATTCTTGACATTTATTCATCATAGTCCTCTCCGTAATCTTCGAGCTCATCTTCAAGCTCATCGTTTAATTCATCGCCACAGAATGGGCAATGAGCTACTTTATATAGTCGGACTTCAAGATGGTGTTTTATAGCAAACTCAGCATCACATGATTCACATACAACTAACTTCATACTATTTCACACGCACCAGCGACGCAAGCTAATTCTTGTGCTCCTACAGTCATATCTTGAGATTCATATTCAGAAAGTTTTGCCCAATCTACTTGTTTTGGCATTTGTTTTAGTAGAAATTCATAACCTGCTTTATCTGTATCTTGGTATGGTGCTTGTTGGTATGTATGTTCACTAAATGGTAAGAATGATACTCCACTCATCCAATCAAAGTTTTTATATACCCACGAACCAACTTCCATCCATTCATCTTCTTTTACAGAAATTGTAACAGATGGTTTGTGCTCACACCAGTGTTTCTGATATGTCAACCACAATTCTAGTTGTTCGATAGCATTCATGTCTGTTCTAAATATAGCACCCTTGTCTACTTTCATGGGAAAAGAAAACACAGCTGTATTTGAAGGATTCATTACATCATCTTCTACAGGAAATCCTATATCTGTCATCATCATTGTCAATGGGTCTTTCTTATCACCACGAACAGTACGAACATAATAAGGATTATGTCTTGCATGAATACCACTAGCCGCATCAACTAGCTGACTTACTGTACCTGAGGGCTTGACGCAAGTAATAGCAACAGATTGATTTATACCTAGTTTCTTTGACCATTCTTTATTTACCTTAACAGCTTGAGCTTTAAGTTCTTCCAGTAAATTTTCAAGGCCTTTTGCTTTACCATTTGTAAGAGAATTATCCATAATTCCTGTTAGTGAAACACCAAGAAGTCTCTCCTCTGAACAATTCTTTTTCCATGCTGCAGATACATATTTAAAATTAGTAAGAGTAGATTGAAAACTTCCTAGAATCGTTGCAAGACGCACTTTGTCCAAAAGAGACTCCTTTGTGTCTTCTGGTCTTACTACAACTTCGCTTAAATTGCAAAATTCTCTATCACGCAATATTATCTCGCTGCATGGATTCGTGCCAAACTCCTGCCCTTCAGTAACCCTACGACCGCTCATGTCAGCCATACGATTGGCACTTTCGCGATTAAAGATACCTCTTTCACC